TACCAAAATAACCTTCTTTAAAGTGTTAGTGTTTGTAATCATATCTTATCTATCCTCTTCCTTTTTGTTTTCTTTATTTTCTAAATAAACAGAAGTAATAGTTATACCTGCTGTTATTAAAAAATAGAATATGAGTGACCAAAAATAATTATGGCTTACTTTCAATACATCTAATATTTCAGCTATAATAATGATAGCGCCTATTGAGATACCAATAGCACATATTAATACTAATACGTACATCATAAAATCTTTATAGTTGTTTATCATACTATTTCTCCCCACGCTCTTTCTGATTTTATTGTTGATTTGTCTAAAAATTCAGGAACTGGTGCTCCTCCAACATTCCAAAACCATGCGCCTTCGTTTCCATGTTTAACCATAAATTCCCATGCTTTAGCATCATAATTTAAGGCTGATGAAAATGGTGGTGCATATTGTGGTGCAACATTTTGACTAAATTCTTTTGGATGTGACCAAACTTTAGCTCTTCCTAATTCACCATCTTTAATGTTACGTGCAACTGCAACTGCATTAAAATCTGCATTTGGCCACGCAATCTGTAAAGCTCTTGATAAAACTCCAGTTGAAATTGCTGACCAAACTTCTTTAGGTTCTCCATGAACTTGAGCTAAATCGTATGCTACTTTAACTGCAGCAGCTGTAACTAATTCATGACGTAATCCAAGTGGGATAAAGAATGCATTGTTTTCAGCAGCCCAATCTTTTGCGATCTTATTTAAATTAGGCATCGCAGCAATTCTTCTGAATCTCATATCTGCACCTCTTTCAATACATATTGCTTGATGATCTGAAATCTCTTTTTGACTTGGACTGAAAAGAACCAATTTCTTATTGTACTTCTTAGCTAAATAAGCTAATGAAATTCCAGCAAATCCATATCGAGGTTGAACGTAAACTAAAGTATCTGATTGACATGTTGAAACTAAAATATCACCGAAGCGACACTTAGAACCAAAACCCATCATATCTTCTCTAACTACATTAAAGCCTTCGTGTTCTTTTACTATTGGTGCTGGAAATGGATCTTTCCAATCTCCTGCTAATTCTAACCATGCATCTCTATTAGGATAAGCTAAATTAAGATCTTGGTTGAACTTACTCGTTGTGTGATTGTTATGTGACATATTATTTCTTTAATTTGCAATTATTAAAATGCCATCTTTTGGCATTTGCTGGTTTACCTATAAATTCACAATGAGGACATTGTATGTCTTTTCTTTTCTTTGCACCTTCTTTCATATTATTAATGTGATTTTCACTCTTAGGTCCTTTTTTATTAGATGAATCTTTGTTAGGTTTTCTAAGTTTATCTAAGTGCTCTTTAGTAAAAATTCTATTCTTTAAAGCATCAGATTGTTTTTTCTTAGTTTCATCATTATGTCTTTTGCCTTTCATTCCACTTGAGCCTCCTATATGATGTCGTCTAATCTTTTCTTTAACTTCATCTGTAAATATTATCTCAGCTCCTCTGGCATTATTGTAAAATTCATCAGATCTTAAATTAATTTCTTTTAATATCCTCTGTTCTATCTTTAAACAAGCTTCCTTAGTTCCTTCAGCAATTATTTGCCTTTCCCATTTCATATTAGGATTTTTAAAGTCTTCCCAAAATATAGAACTAGACGATGAACAAATATAACCATCATCCATCATACCCTTATGATAACCAATATATTTTTTATTATTAGTTAAATTTGTCCATTGATATACAAAAGCTTCCATTCTTAAAACATGTTTCATTAAATAATTTCATCAGGATAACCAGATCTCCATAAATGTTCTGTTGTTTTAGCATTTAAAATAACTTTTCCATCGGGATGTTTAGCTAAATCAAACTCCGGTGAAAATATCCATGTGAATGGTATTCTTTTAGTAGGTGACTTAACGCCATGTGAAATGGCAATATGCTTATACATGAAACATACTTTATCCTCGATGTTTAACCACTTTTGACTAGTCATTGGATTTCTAGGATCGTTAACTAATTTCTCCATTTGCTCTAACCAAGTTTCAGCGTATTTGTTTTCAGCAATAAATTCTCCATCTTTGCCGATAGAATATTTTACCTTACCATTCAAATATGATCCGCTGAATATTTGCTGTAGTCCTTGAAAGTGTCCAGTGCCTCCGTATAATGGAGTTTCTGGATCTACTAAATGAGGATATGCCATCGCTAAATATCTTGCTGTATTTTTGCAAGGATATAAAGGACTCCTGAAGTTTTGATCTTCTTTAAAATACTTTTCCATAATCTTAGCAAATTCCATCATCGTATATGGTCTGTCAAGATTGTCTAAGACATGTGCCATTTTATCAGCAGCTTTCTTAGGTCCCCATAGAAGCCACTCCTTAACGTCAGTCCCCTTTGGATAATAGATCTGAAACAAATCATTTCTAGCGTGTCTGTTCTCCTTAAAATGTGCTTTAAGTGCATCTTCACCATCGTTAATAAGTTTGGTTAGAGTTCCCCAATGTTCATTTGTAAATGAGAACACTAATGTATACCATAAACGATCTCGGCTATTTGTAACTGATTTCATTAGGTCACAAAATGGATGTTCATGCCAGTGTAGTCTGTGTGAGAAGATTTGATAGTCTTCTGATAATAACTGATCTTCGCGTTTATCGAATGCTTGACAAAATTCAAAGAATTTATCTAAGCGCTCTTCTTCAGTCCAATCCTTCATCCAACTTTCAGTTGGTTTGCCATCTTTTAATTTAATTTTAGATGTGTTAGGGTATGTAATGTTATTGTAAACGATATCGTTGTGTTGAAAAAGAGGCGATGCACTTACATGTGACCTTTTAGTCTTTTTTGGTTCAATTTCACACATAGGTGGTCTCATGAACTCTTCTGCTTCTAGTAAGTCTCTCATTTGTAAAATTGGTTTACTCTTCGTTTATATTCATCCACTGAAATTCCAGCTTCTTTAATAATCTTGTCATCTGACGGATGTGATGTCATTCCTTTGAATGTTTCAACTAAGCCAAGATCTAACATAGCTTTTTGACGGCCGAATGGATGGTCTTTAATTTCGCAGCTTGAAAAGATTGCGTCATAATCTAAATGAGCATAATCAGCTCCAGGTTTAACGTAGTTTTCAACCCATCTAATAAAGTCACATGCAACATCTTCAGCGTTATATGGCAAAGATCCAGTGTCAGCATATATTTTGTTCATAACTTCATCCAAGAATTGTTCACTCTTTTTGTTGTTATATCCAATAGGATCTGCTAAGTACCCGATGCACTCTACTGCGTTAGTACCGTAATAGAACATACTATCACGATGAACAAATTGAGGATACCAGTCGGCTATGTCTGCTATGACGGCAGCATACTGAAAGCGATAGACTCTTAATCCATTGTCTTGATTCCACTTAAACATGAAATCTCCTAGTTCCCTTAAAGTCTTTCGTTCTCCGTTCTCTAGAAAAGCAGCTAACTCTCTAGCTAATCTTGGTGCAAATTCACTTAGATAATAATCACCACCTCTTTTATAAACTCTAGAGTTAGGTGTGAATCCGCTCATTCCTACAAACAAATCATCAGAATGTTGAGGTACTGGTGGTTTTGGAAATGCAGGAAATTGATAGCCTACGGAAGTGTAGAACGGGTGAGGATGACTATTAACTATTTCAATCATTTGCTCTATGTTATCGCACTCGTGCAAATGACTGAGCAATGTATTATGGTAACCTGATGGATTAAGAGCATAATTGATACCTGATCCACAAACTCTGTGTAAGATAAAAATATAAAGCCACTCTTCTAATCCAAAGACAGCTTGTTTTCCTGTCCAATTTGTTGCAATTTCTTTTCGGTATTTAGAATGAATACCCTGTTGCATTTTATCCCAATAAGGATGTGCTGGTGTCCAACCATAAAATACATCATTAATGATTTGTGAGAATCCAGCAAACTTGCGTTCAACTACATCATATAGTTCAACATGATGCATTAAGTCGTCGCCGATATTAGAACCTAAATACGAAGTTGTACCTAAATTACACAATTTTTGCTGATCGTCAGCTAACTTAAAATATCTAAGGAATTCATCGTAATATCTTGTAGTCTGAATAGCCATTTATTTAATTAATAATTTCATTTTATGATTTATTAGGTTTTTAAAAAAGTGCCATTGTCTTTTTTTCCAAATTCTTATTTGGCACATTTTTAATTAGATCCCATCTGTAATACTCTCTGGAGATGTGAACTGACTTTGGTTGTTCCATTACGTCAAATGTTAATTCTCCATCAGAGTTAGTATAAACGTCAGGATGTTTGTAACATTTCCATCCATTTGCTTTACACATAGTTTCTATACCACTATTTATTTGTTTTACAAGGGCTGACCTTTCTGCCCAAGATCCAGCAAATGGAGTTCCTTTATAATAACCAGTCTTTGGTAAAACTCTTGATTCGTTTTCAATAGGTAGAACTTGAACTACTTCAATATTTTCTACACCAAGAGCATTAAGCTTTTTAAGTTCGGCTTCATAGTTAACTAACAAAGTTTCTACTGATTTCTTAGGATCAGCTTGTCTCATTAAGTGATGACGAACATCGATATTGCCCATATAAACTCGTAAGCTTTTGATCCAAGGATAAACATAAGAATCTAATCCTCTTTTTAAAGCACCGTGCATTGTTAAGCCATCGTGTCTTTGTGTCATGTAACCAGCTTCATATTGACTAAATGAGTGACTATCACCGAAACAAAGTTTATCAGTCTTTTGAATGCAATCAATTCTAGGAATATCACCTTGAACAACCATTTCTTTAATCAGATCAATTTCACATTCAAGAGTTTTAAAAAGATCTGAACCAGTTTTAAGTCTCTGTTCAATAAGAGTACCAATACATGGCATATCGTGATGTAAACTGTACATTCTAGTACCGCATCTAATACGAATCAATTGGTGGTATAAATCATCGTTAGCACCACCAAAAATATTGAAGGTACCTTTGAATTCCATACCGTGATCGATAAGAATTACATCATAATTGTCCCATCTTGTGTCAACTGATGTGATAACTTCTACGTCTGTATAACCTGCATTTCTAACTTGATTTGCAATCATATAGCACCAACCAGCTTTATGCGAACTGATCTTAGGACTAATCTTTCCAACTAAAGAACAGATACCAATTTTGGCATCCATGTCCTTTACATAATCTGTTAAATAAGTAAGCTCTTGATTATTCATTTGTAATTGGTTTTTCAGTATCTTTATAACCGAACTTTTCAACGTAATTATCTAATGCACCTAAATAGGCCACAGCATCTAATAAGTTGTCTTGTTTGTAATTATAAGAATGTCTGCTTAATTTTAATGCAACTAACGCAGCATACATATCAGATCCAGTGAATTCTTTACCAGTCATGCCACTTGCAATTTGAGCTGCTCTTCGCATGCCTTCTTCGAATGGACCATATTGACGTTCTTTCTCTTCAGATCTTTCGTTAATAATTTTGTTGGCTTGTTCTAAAATATTACTCATATAAGGTTGTTTATGGTTTATATACGTGAATTTGTTATTGTTTCAGCAAAAAAAATCCTAGAGCAAAAACTCTAGGATCTTTTCTTTAATGCCGCTTTGTTTAATACCTTCTCGAGATCTTGGTGTCAAGACAAAGTTCTTGAGTCCCCATTCTCGATCCATTTCACCCCAAGTTTCATCAGTGTAAGGTGCTCCCATATTGAGGTCATCTATTGCTACCCAATGTGTAACTTCAGGATGATCGATTAAGTATTGCCTAATCTCAATGGCTCGAGTTTGTTCTAGATCCCATTTTGGTGACCATACGAATACTTTTTCGCTGTACCATGTGCATGCGCTTAAATCTGGTGTGTATGCGATAGGTTTCTTACAGATTCCTTTGGATTCGTAATATTCTCCCATCTCTTCACAATTGGCCCATCTTTTCCAATCTGAACTTACAACAATCTCTGCTCCAGTTTGTGTAATAATATCATTAAGAATTTCAATAGCTTTTTGGTTGAAATTATCAAAACGGTATTCTAATGGCATATCTTTAGCTGAATCAGATGCTTTTATGCCTTCAGCTCTTTGGCGCTTCTTATATCGACCTCCCCATTCTGTAGCTAAACATATAACTCCATCGTGGTCTAAAAATATTACTTTCATTATTCTACGTCTTTTAAATCTGTTCTTAATCTACCTATTGCTGCGTCTAATGTGTTATAAACTGGAATACCATAGCGACTACAAACAATGTCTACATTGCCTTTACGCCAAAATTCATCAGGACAACAAACAATCATTTTCTTAGAATTAGCGTATAAGCCAAGTTCTAACAAGCTAATTGGACTCTTTGTCTCTGGTGAAAAGTACATAAAAATAACATCGCATAAATCTAACATGTTCATTTCCCAATTTACTTGTTTGCTAAATTGAGGATTAGATTCCTTTTGTTCCCAACTAGAATCCCAATCATCTCGACGAGGATTCAAAAACGTTAACGTATTTCGATCTTTAAACAATTCGGGTATTACTGATTGCCAATCTTCAGCAGCTCCCATTTCAATAGAACCTGCTAAGAAAACTGTTGTGTCATTTTTTAGATTCCATGTGGGCATCAACGGTGCTTTAATTACTTCCATATTTCTTTATAATTAGATTTTACTATATTATATTCTTCTTTGCTAATAGGACTCCATGCTGAGAAGTCAAATGTTGAAAACTTAAAATGGTCTATGATTTGCCTTTCTTCTGTCTCATCAATCAAGGTTAATTTGTCAACCCATCTATAAGATCTTTGTAAAAACAAACGTTTGTTAGTCTTATGTTTAAAGACTAACAAACCATGCTCATTTAATTCAGTGTACATTATTTTTCTAATTTTTTTGAGATAAACATAAGACCTTTCCAAATTAGTTTTAAACACATTGCAAACCAAAAGAATGGCCACGCAAAACTCATAGTTGTATAAGCTTCTACATTTGACTCATAATCATCGGGCCATAAATCTTCTAGTTCTGTATTATCATAATCATCAATGTCTAATTGCTTTTTATAGGTATGCATCGCCCAAAGCGATGCAAAATAACCTATAATATAAATTGCTAAAAATATCAATATCATGTTCAATTATTTTAAACGTGCTCTAATTGCAGTAAGAGTAGTTTGGTTTTCAAATTGACCATTTTTGTAGATAGTCTGTAATTCACCTTTAGCTTCAGTTTCCCAATCACAATGATCGTATAATTTGTAAGCCAAGTCTTCTTCGCTTTTGAAGACGCTTAACAAACCTGTTGCAGATTTCTTAGTTCCATCGTCAGTGATTGGATTTTTGAAGATTTCACGTCCTTCACCTTCTACTTCAACATACGTTGCTTTCATTGCGAAACCAAATGTATCACGAGTATTAAATTGGTATGTGAATGAACCTACACCTAAAACGATGTTTGTACTTGCAAATCCTTTTGCTTCTAAACGCTTACAGATTTCTTCAGCTCTTTCAATTGTAATTGAATCTCCGTAGATTGCTCCGATATGACTATCAAGAACTTTATAACCTTGTTCGTTTACAGTTCCACCAAATGCATCCCAAAGTAATTCAATAACACCTTTTACTTTAGGCTCACTGTGAACGTCTTTTGATTTCAATAACTCTGAATCTATCATAATTGGAGGGTTTGAGTTCAATCCACAAATAATATCTACTGGATCTCCAGAGTCAGGGCGAATAACTACTTTACCATCTCTTGCTAAAATCTCTTCTTTAAGAGTAACTATGTGCTCAGTACAAACTTTCCATAAATCCCAAGTATCTGACACGATAGAAAGAATTCCAGTTGGATATGTCTGCATCAAGTTTCTAAATGTACCAACCTCATCTTCTTTAGTTCCAGCACACATTACTGAATGTTCTGTTGCATTCACTGAACCAGCAACAAATTCTGTTTCGTTATAGAATTTACGAGCACCAAAGATAGCAGGCAAACTATCAGATCCACTGAATGAAGTTAAGTGACCAAGTCCTGAACTAATTACAGCATCTACTGAATCCATACCTCTCATTGAGAAGTCATGTCCTTGCCAATCGATAAACCAACTGCGTTCAGCGTCAGTCTTTTCTTGCCATTTAGTCAATACCTTGCGATATTGGTATGCAATTGTAGCCGATGTCATTGGTTTCCACAGCAAGTTAGAAATAATAGTTTCCAAATAGTTTGTAATCCAATAGAATTCTGGAAGTGTATTGTAGATTGTCAATACTGGCACTTTCATTGGCACCAAAGTTCCTTCTTCGATTGCTTTAATGTGAATAGGCAAATAACCTAAGTCGTGAAGAGCTTCAAAATGAGCTACGTCATAGTCAGTATTTAAATACATTGACAATTCTCGTTTCATTTCTCCACAAACTTCGTCTTTTGGACGATTGAAGAATTCATTAGCAAATGCATCGTGAATTTGCTTAACGATCATTTGTTGACCAAATGATACAAGTTGATCGCAACCTTTAGGTGCGTATTTGTTACTTCGTGGTGTGAAGTTTGAGTAAACTAAAGTTGTTCCTTTTGGATACTGTTGGTGGTGGCCTGTTTTGTAGCCGTCTGTTAATAATAAAGGGTTCATATCTTTTATCTTTTAATTATACTGTAAATATACTACTAATTTTTGACATAAAAAAATTTATTTTTAAAATGTTCGTAACTTTATGCTTCTGCCTTGGTTTTTAATAAGCCTTTAATAAATTCTCGGTCCTGAGTAAATGTAGGTGTTTCAATATCAAGTTCCCATACATTTCTTTTGTAAGTATCACTTTCTGAAATAACAGAGGTTTTGTGTGTTACTTCGGCTTGAGTGTTTCTTCGTACAAAAACCTTTTCTACTTTCTTGATAATACCACCTCTTTTCAAACGCGGTGCATAATCATTCCAATTGATTCCCTTTTGAAAAATTAGTTCTTGCATTTGATCTGTCTTAACTCCGTGTAATTCTTTAGGACTATAAAGACTTTGTGCAACTGAAGAGATAGAGTTTCTTACTGCGTCTTGTTGTCTCCAAATAAAGTAGTTTTCAACCTCATCAATAAATGGAATCTGAAATACTCTGGCGTCAAATTGAGCCATGTTAAATTGAGAAACAATTGCACGACCTTGAGTTGGCGTTTGTTCATAATTGCCAAATCCTCTCATCAATCTTAAACGATTGAATTCTGCAGTTGCCATAGAAGCAGCAACTGATGCCATTTTTTGCAAGTTGTTGTCAAACCATGCATGAGTGCCTAATTCGTCAAAGTCTGTTAAAACAAGACTAATCTCGTCTGATTGAACATAAGCAAATTTGGCACCTTGGATATTCTTACATAAAAATGCAGTAGTTGCATCCATGTCTTCAATAAGTCCTTGGTCAAATGGTCGTTCTAAACCTCGTGTGTAAGTGTGAAATGCTTTTCCGTCGATGCGAATAATTGTGAATGTTCTCCTCGGGAGTTTGATTCTGGTTCTATCTTCGTAGAACTCTTTCATGCGGTCGCCTAATGCGTCTTTCATAATATATGTTGTTATGCAACCTTCGTTAGTTGGATGCGGGTTATGTTCTTTATATAAAGAACTTTTGATTTGTTTCAAATAGCAGTCAGGACAGAATTAGTTGGAAACTTTCAGCGTTTTACAGAACTTGTCCAACCTGAACCAATTCCGCCACCTGACTAAATTCTAATTCTATGACATTCCCACTTTCTTCATGTGCTATGAATTAGTAACAATCTGCCTTTGTAGTCAAGACAGGATTTGAACCTGTAATTGTGGAGCGTAAACTATTTACCACATACCTTTGTAACGATAGCGTTTACCATTTCGCCACCTGACTATTTATTTTCCACCATTGCGCCTATTTTTCTTGCTTTGCGCCTATTTTTTCCACCATAAGGCTAAAATTAGAAATTATTTTCCAAATGTTTCGTTGTGTTTGTTTATTACTCATTTTATTTCAGTAAATTCCATTATTACTTTTTCAACTCCATCTTTTATCCATTCTCTTTGAATCTTTCCACTTAATATATCTTTTTTCATATCTAACATTACTCCTATTGTTTCTTCAGTTGAAACTTTAACAACTATTTTTACTTCAAAAGTTCTTGATTTTTGTTTATTGCTCATTTGTTAAATGTTTAAAGGTTTTTTGTCAATCTAAAGGCTTACTATTTGCTTTTGTTTGTCATATTATAGCTTTCCAAATATTATTTTAAATCTTAACCAAATTCTAAATTTAGCAAGTAATAAAAATATAGCATAATCAGTATATGAAGTACAAATCTTTGTACCATAACAAGTTCCACTTAAACCTTCTTGAAATGAATATCCTTCAAAATCAAATAATTCCCATTTTATACTGCTTTTATTATTGCTCATCTTTACCTCCAAATGTTTCGTTGTAGTATTTTTCTGCTGTTTCGTATGGCTTATCTCTAAAATGCCACGATTGATTATAGCAATTGATGATTTGTTGCTTCTCCATTTCTTTGGCTTGTAAAAGAATATCTTTA